CATCTGATATTATGGCGATATCCGATAGGATAACCGACGAGTGGCGCACGTACCGACAGGCACTGCGTGACGTACCCGCGCAATCTGGGTTTCCCACAAATGTAACTTGGCCCATTAAGCCTAGCTAATGCCAGATATAGATGAACGCGTCTCTGCGTTAGAAAGGGATATGGCTGCTTTGCAAACGGAAGTCAGGATACAGTTTAAAGAGGTCTTTACTAGAATAAAGCGTCTTGAGACCGTACTTATAGCTACATCTGGCGCAACCATTATTATGTTGTTAACAATTCTTAGTCGTATGGGGTAAGCATGTGGTACACGTTTTTGTTCTTATACTATATATAGGCATAGGATCAGAACGTGCGGCAATAAGTAGTGATTTATATTTTAAAAGATTAGATATATGTAATTGGTACGCTGAACACTTAGTTAGGCGCTTCGGGTATCCCGAAACAAGAGATTACGGTACAGCTTACTGTGTACCTAAATCAGTCGATCCTAGTAAGGTGAAGGTTTATGATTGACCCTGTAACAGCATTTGCAGCAGCTAACGCAGCCTTCAAAGGCGTAAAAATGTTAGTCGGCGCTGGTCGTGAGATGCAGGACGTTAGCAAGCAGCTTGGGCAGTGGTACTGCGCTGTTGCAGATATTTCCAAAGCAGAAACACAGCGTAAGAACCCAACATGGTTGGATAAGAAAACACACGGGACCGATAACATAGAGCAAGAAGCTATGGATATCGTGATCCGCAAGAAAACCCTGCTTGAAAAAGAAAAAGAGATTAAATTCATGTTGGACTACAGGTTTGGCTTGGGGACTTATGATGAGATGCTGGGTATGCGCCGTAAGATACGTGCTGAACGAGAAGAGACCGTATATCGTGCTATGGAAGCCAAGCGTCAAATACAGAATAACATGGCTATAGGTGGGTTAAGTTTGGGTATATTGTGTATGTTAGGTGGTGGTATGTATTTAATAATGTTGGCTACACAGTGATAAATGCGTTAATACTATCAGTAACGCTTGCGGGGGTCGCTAACCCGACTCATGTGCAATGCCATTTATGGAAACGGCTTACAGCCGAAAACGGTCAAAAGGTGTGTGTATACAGATTTACTGCAGGGTATGGAGGTTTGGGGTATCACTATCCTACAAAGAGTTTTTCTGAGTGTCCCAAGGTGTTTAGTTGCCTTTATGAGAAGAAGGACAAACGGCCTAGTTTGTCAGAAATATTAGATGGCCTGAAAGGAGGTTTCTAATGTCCATAACTTTTAAGACTATACTAGAATATCGTCTTATGCCGAGACTTATGATGTTTGTAATGACGGTGATGTATATACGAGTTCTGGAGTGGGGGATGACTTTAGAGGATTTGTCCACACAGCAGTCCGCGATGATATCAATTTGTTCTGGGTCTATGACAGGCGCATTTGCCGTATGGTTAGGATCAGAAAAATGATGGCATTATTGGGAAGTTTACTTGGCTTCGGTAGTTCGTTCTTGCCGTCTGTTCTTGATTACTTCAAGGCAAACCAAGCGCAGAAGCACCGTATGGAAATGATGCAGCTAGAGACAGAGCTTGCTCAGAAACGTTCTGAGATGAAGCTGGTCGAGCTAGATAAAAAAGCTGACATTGAAGAAACAAGAGGGTTGTATGAGCATGACCGATCTATTGACGCTGGAGGATTTATCAACGCTCTCAGGGGTAGTGTTCGTCCTATTGTTACTTATGCCTTTTTCGGATTGTTCGTAGCCACAAAAGTTGTGATTATGGTTAAGGTTACACAGGCAGGTGGTGATTGGATGCAAGCTGTTGACTTGATGTGGGATGGTGAAACGTCAGGTTTATTTAGTGCAGTGTTAGCGTTTTGGTTTGGGAATAGAGCAATCTCTAAATATGCGGGGAAGTAGTTATGGGCTACAAGTTAGGAAAACGAAGCCTGTCAAGGCTAGAAGGTGTAGACGAAAGTCTGGTAACTGTCGTGAAGTACGCCATAGGTGTTACCAAACAAGACTTCTCGGTAATCTGCGGACTGCGAACAATAGACGAGCAACGTGCTTTAGTAGCAAAAGGCGCGTCGCAAACCATGAAGTCAAAACACATTGATGGTAATGCTGTGGACCTAATGGCCTACTGTAACGGTGGGGGTCGGTGGGAGCTTAATCTGTACGATGAGATTGCTGATGCCATGAAAGAAGGCGCAGAAGCTGCGGGTGTTAAGTTACGGTGGGGCGCTGCATGGACTATTGACGATCTAGGCGCTTACGATGGCACAGCAGAACATGCTATGTGTTCGTACATAGATACACGTAGATCACAGGCGCGTAGGCCGTTTATTGATGCGCCCCACTTTGAGCTAATGCTTTAGGAGAGTTATCTATGGCCTATACAAAACTGCAGTTCAAACCGGGAATTGTCCGCGATGTTACACGATATAGTAATAATGGTGGTTGGTTTGATAGTAATCGCATTAGGTTTCGTATGGGTTTTCCTGAAACTATTGGGGGTTGGACAAAATTTAATCCTGTAGCCTTTTTGGGTTCATGTAGGTCGTTATTTAATTGGACTAACTTATCAGGGGAAGACTTTATAAGTGCGGGTACTAGCCTAAAGTTTTATATATTTGAAGGTAATCAGGCTAACGATATAACTCCTATAAGGTCATCTAACAATGCAGTTACGTTTGCGGCTACTAATGGGTCAAGCACTATAACTGCTACGGATGCGTCACATGGAGCAGTGTTAAACGACTTTGTTACGTTTTCGGGAGCAGCATCGTTAGGGGGTCAAATAACGGCTGCAGTGCTAAACAAGGAATATCAAATAACTGAAATAGTAAGTACCGATGTTTATAAATTTGTAGCCACAGCTACAGCTAATGGTTCTGATAGTGGTAATGGCGGTGCTAGTGCTAAGGCTGCGTATCAAATAAACACAGGACAAGCTAACGCTACTTTTGGCGCAGGTTGGGGCGCAGGCGTATGGGGGCGAGGTACATGGAGTTCTGCAGCTAATGTAACTATTCCTGCTGCATCGCTACGCCTTTGGTCTCAAGATAACTTTGGTGAAGACCTTGTGATAAATGTACGTAATGGGGGTATATTTTATTGGGATACTTCAGGTGGGGTAGGCACAAGAGCAGTTGCATTATCTACTTTAAGCGGCGCACAGGCCGCGCCTACTGTGGCTGCTATTGTTTTAGTGTCTGAAAAAGATCGACACGTAATCGCATTTGGGTGTGATCCTGAGAGTGCTTCTGGTACACAAGACCCTTTAACAATTAGGTTTTCTAGCCAAGAATCAGCTACAGAATGGCGAACCTTAGATACTAATACTGCAGGAGAACTGCAACTAAGTTCTGGTAGCGCAATTATTGCGGCAGTGCAGACTAAACAACAAATCCTTATTTTAACAGATATATCTGCACATGCGATGCAGTATGTAGGTGATCCATTTATTTACGGTATTTCAGAAATATCTAGGAACATATCTATAGTAGGGCAGAACGCTGCTGTGGCTATCGGAGATGCCGTATACTGGATGGGTAGAGGGCAATTTTATTTATATAATGGTAATGTTAAAGAAATACCTTGCTCAGTAAAAGAATACGTATTTACAGATTTAAACTTACCACAACAATCTAAAGTTATGGCAGGTAGCAATACAGCTTTTTCTGAGGTGTGGTGGTTCTACCCTTCTTTAAATTCAGAAAACAATGATAAGTATGTAGTGTTTAATTACGCTGAGAATATCTGGTATTATGGCACCCTTAGCCGCACTGCATGGATAGACAATACTCACGCGGGAAATCCTATAGCTGCAGCTACAGATGGGTATTTATACACACATGAGATTGGCACTGATGACGGCAGTACAACTCCTGCATCTAGTATAGATGCGTTTATAGAATCTAGCCCTATAGAGCTAAGTGACGGTAATCAGTTTATGTTCGGGCGTAGAATACTACCTGACATATCATTTAGAAATTCTACAAGTGTAGGAACTGCATCTGCAGAACTTAGTCTATCTGCTAGAAACAGTCCGGGTGGTAGTGCTTTTGGTACTGAAGATAACACACTAACAGGACAACCGATACCTGTAGGTACATTTACTGAAGAAGTAGACATACGGATTAGGGGTCGCTCAGTAGCGTTAAAGTTAGCTTCCATAGCCAGTGTTCCCGGTGTTTCGTGGCGGTTGGGTACTCCTAGAATAGATGTACGTCCAGACGGGAGACGATAATGACTACTGAAGTACCTGTCCCATTCTTTGCTGATGCTCCTGAAGAGTACGATGCGGTGTACTTTGCACAAATGACGCGTAGCTTTGCGTTGTATGCACAGCAGATGAGTAATCCCGGCCCTATACGGGGTACAACTATAGTGATGACTAATCTCCCTGTGTTTGCTAATAACACAGCAGCGGTATCTGGCGGACTAGCCGTTAACAGTGTCTACAAGACTTCTGGCGGTGAACTGAGGATAGTAGTATGAAGGATATTTTCTAATGGGTTTTTGGTCTGACACATTTGGCGGCGGAAATAGCTTTTCTGAAAGCCTAGCAAACGTAACTACTCCGGGAGATGACTACGAGTATCGTGGGGGTACGTTGTACGGTAAAGACAATAAGGCTGTTGATTATAACCCTGATACTGGAAAATATGGGGGCGCAGGCGCTCCTTCTAATCTGGGAGCTATGGATTCTAAAAGTACAGATGCCTACAGTTACAACCTAAATCAAGGCAATGCAGGCACTACACCGTTAGGCTCTAACGCTACAAGTGATAGAGGTGGTCTTGCTAACGGTCTTGGCGCTATAACTCGCAGACCTTCAACTATGGCTAGTCTAGGACTTATGGCAGGAGGGATTCCCGGCGCAATTATGGCGGGTACTATAGCGGCAGGTAGCCGTAATAGATACAATCAGAAAAACCCTGCATTTCCAATAGACCGTACTCTTAAAGCTGATCCTGAATTTA